TCAAAGGGATCACGCTCACAAGCCGTTTTTTTAGCACGGACGGCTACCCCCCCTGCCTTTCGAGACTCTATCTCCCCGAGGACCACTAGTACGGTCCTAGCCGGTCCATGCACGGGCCAACCCGAGCAGGATTGATAGGAGTATGGACAATATGAAACCGCCCCGTAAGGGGGCTACTGAGCCTCGCCTACATAGTCCCTACATCGAGGGCAAAAATCGCGGCGATGAAGTAGCGCAGCTTGCAGACTCGATAGGCCTGCCGCTTTTACCGTGGCAAGATTTTGTAATTAGGGACATGACCGCCGTAGACGAGTCCGGGATGTTTATTAGGAAAACAAATTTAGTGTTATGTGCAAGGCAACAGGGTAAAACTCATCTCGCTCGTATGATGATGCTCGCGCACCTGTATCTATTCGACTCTAAAAACGTAATCATTATGAGCTCTAATAGATCGATGGCTTTAGACACCTTTAGGCAAGTGGCCTACGCTATCGAGGGTAATGACGGCCTAAGCCAAGCCGTTAAACAGATCCGGTTTGCTAATGGTACCGAGTCTATTGAGATGAAAAACGGCGCTCGCCTTGATGTAGTCGCAGCTACGAGAGACGGCTCACGCGGTCGTACGGCAGACCTGCTCTATATCGATGAGGTACGAGAGATATCTGAGGAGGGCTTTAGAGCTGCAACGCCTACGACTCGTGCCCGGGCCAATGCTCAAACCTTGCTTACCTCTAATGCCGGTGATGCTTTTAGTACGGTGCTTAATGACCTACGCGAAAGAGCTCTTAGTTTTCCGCCTAAAACGTTTGGCTACTACGAGTACTCAGCTCCTCAGTTTGCAGCTATTACAGATCGTGATGCGTGGGCGATGGCTAACCCGGCACTCGGCTATACGGTAACTGAGGAGGCACTCGAGGAGGCGGTAGCTACGCAACCGGTAGAGACAACTAAAACAGAGCTCCTATGTCAATGGATCTCAAGCACTCAAAGCCCTTGGCCTCATATGTCGGTAGAAAATGCCGGAAACAAGGATCTAAAAATGTCACCGGGACCCCTTACTATTTTTGCCTTTGACGTGGCACCGAGCAGGCGCGACGGCTCGCTTGTTATGGGTCAAATATTGCCCGATGGTCGTATCGGTGTTGCGGTCCTTGAGATCTTTCACTCGGACGTATCTATCGATGAGCTCTTTATGGCCGATCATATTGCTAAATGGTGTAAGGACTTTTACCCTCGGACGGTCTGCTATGACAAGTACACGACGGCCTCGATCGCCAAGCGCCTCGAAATCAATGGCGTACACATCACCGACATATCCGGGCAAAAAGGGTACCAAGCCTCAGGCGATTTACACGAGGCATTAGCTAACAACCGATTAGTACATAGCGGCCAAGATGAGCTCGTGAGTCATATGGCTAATTGCGCGGCTAAAGAGTCCGATGCCTCGTGGCGTATCGTCCGTCGTAAATCGGCCGGGCCCGTAGATATCGCTATCGGCTTAAGTATGATCGTGCATATCCTTAATCAACCGATGGGCGAGGCCAAGGTTTACATCTAAGACACGCCGCCTAATACCTGATTTTATCCTTGACATTTTGAGAAAATGTCTCTCATGGGATTACTCCAAACTCTAGGGCTCAAGAGCTCCGATAAGCCTCAGGTAGAGGCTCAGTATGCACCTGCCGTAATGGATACTACGTACGGCTACGGATCATTTAATACCGGTAATTTTGGTTATAACGGCGTAGGTATTGATCGTAATTTTGCTTTACAAGTATCAAGCGTTGCACGTTGCCGTAATTTAATAGCCGGAGTTATTAGCTCTATTGATTTATCTTTATACAAAAAATCTACCGGCGAAAAGTTAGGCTCCCCTGTTTGGTTAGAGCAGCCGGATATCCGACAACCTCGAAGCGTTACGATAGCTGCAACCGTAGATAGTTTAATTTTTTATTCTGTTGCATATTGGCGCGTTACATCTTTGTACGCCGATGATGGTCGTCCATCCGGCTTTGAGTGGGTCGCTAATAATCGTGTTACATATACGACTAATCAATACGGTACAGAGATCCAAGATTATTTCGTAGACGGTAACAAAGTACCTATGGGCGGTATTGGATCTTTACTTACTTTCCAATCACTTTTGCCTGGTGTATTACAGAGTGCTAGTACAACTATTAAAGCTGCATACGATGTACAACGCGCGGCGGCTATTAGTGCAGCTACACCAATGCCTACAGGTATCCTAAAAAATAACGGCGCAGATTTACCGGAGTCTCAGATACAAGGACTACTAGCAGCTTTTAAGAGCGCTAGACAAAATCGCAGCACCGCATATTTAACGAGCACTCTTGAGTATGTGCCTACATCTTTTTCACCTAAGGACATGGCATACGCAGAATTTTCTCAGTATCTCGCAACCGAGATTAGCCGCGCGATGAACGTACCGGCCTACCTAATTAGCGCGGACATGAATAACTCAATGACGTACCAAAATATTTTAGACGGTCGTAAAGAATTCGTCGCGTACTCGTTGCAGCCTTACATCTCAGCTATTGAGGACAGGCTCTCCATGAACGACGTGACAAATGGAGCCAATCAAGTGCGCTTCGCGGTAGACGACACATTTTTACGAGTCGATGCTAAGGATCGCTTAGACATCATCGAGAAAATGTTAAACCTAGATTTAATTGATGTAAACCAAGCCCGACAAATGGAGCAACTAACACCGCTAGGAGATACAAGTGCTACTAACGTTTAGCCAAGAAATACAGGCAGCCGATACAGAGCGCCGGATGATTTCCGGACTCGTTGCACCATATGGCGAGGTCGGTTTTACAAGTGCAGGCCCGGTTATGTTTGAGCGCGGCTCAATTACATACGCTGAGGCATCAAATATTAAATTACTTATGCAGCATCAAGCCGATAAGCCGGTCGGTCGCGCAATTAGTTTTAGCGACTCAACAGAGGGCGTATACGGATCTTTTAAGTTATCGAGCAGCACTCGAGGACAAGATGCGCTCGTATTAGCTCAGGAAAACCTAGTAAGCGGCTTATCCGTAGGGGTCGATGTAACGGCCTCTAAGCCAATGGGTGATTACCTGTTAGTAACGGCGGCGGTCCTCAAAGAGGTAAGCCTCGTAGAGAGCGCTGCCTTTTCTAGCGCATCCGTAACTGATATTGCAGCGGCTCGGGCCGAGCTCATCGCTGCGACTAGCACAAAAGAAAAAGTAACAACGATTTCTACGACCATCGTAGAGACCGAAACAGAAACAGAAACCGAAAGCGAGGAAGCTGTGACTACAGCCCCAGAAAATACACCGGAGGAGACTCCGGTAGATGCACCGGCCGAGGCTGAAAAAGTCGAAGCCGCTCGTAAGATCATCCGACCATCCGTACTAGACTCTCAGCGAGTACGTACACCAATTACATCTATGGGCGCTTACACAGAGCACAAAATTAAGGCAGCTCTAGGTAATGATGACTCAAAGCTTTACGTAACCGCAGCCGATGATAGCTTTGCTACAAACCCTGCATTTTCACCTACTCAGTACCTAGCAGAATTTCCAACGAATACTCGTTTTGGTACACCTGCTATTGATGCGTGCTCACGTGGAGTATTACCTACTAACGGTATGACTATCAACGTACCATCACTCGTTACCTCAGCAGGCGGCGGTACAGGCGTAGCGCCAACCGTTACAGTAGAGGCCGAAGCAGGGGCCGTATCTAATACAGGCATGGAAACGGCTTACCTAACAGGTACCGTATCTAAGTACGCAGGTATGAATACGATTAGCGTAGAATTGTTAGAGCGCTCAGATCCTAATTTCTATGCCGAGCTTACAAACCAGCTACAAAACGCGTATCTAAAGACTCTCGATACGACAGTACTAAACGCACTAATCGCGGCAGGTCAATATAGCTCAGGATGCGATGCGGACTCATCAGGTATTATCGAGTTTGCCTCAGACTCAGCTCGTAAGGTTTACGAAGCTACAGGCTATTTTGCTAATAACTACATCGCTAACGGATCACAATGGCAGCTACTTATGGGTGCTACTGATACAACAGGGCGACCAATTTACTCAGCATCTCAGCCAATGAACGCAGGCGGAGCAACTACACCGGGATCTATTCGAGGCAACGTACTCGGCCTAGATCTTTATGTAGATAAAAACTTCACCGCAACTACTACCATCGACGACTCAGCCGTAATCCTTGCACCTGAGGCGTTTACGGTTTACCAATCACCTACGGCGTATATGTCAGTAAACGTAGTATCAAACCTACAAGTACAGGTAGCGATCTATGGCTACATGGCAACAATCGCAAAAATGCCTAAGGGCATCGTTAAGTTTAACCTTAACTAAATAAACCACTAATAGTCGGTACCCCTCTTAGCCCTTTGAGGGGTACCGGCCCTAGTAAGTTAGGAGATCAAGATGCCTGCAACGTACGTAACCGAAGCCGAGCTACGCGCTAACCTCGGCATCGAAAACCTCTACTCGTCGGATATCGTCGAGACCTGTTGCCAAGCTGCGCAGGATTTACTTAATCAGTTTTTATGGTTTGACTCCGCACCGGTCGTAGGCACCGCGTTACAAAATAACGTAGCTACCGTAATGATCGCTAACCCTGCAATATTTAGCACCGGGGACTCGATAACCTTGAGTGGGTGCGGCTCAACTTATAACGGGACTTATACAGTTACCGGCACGATCCCATGGACGGCCGGCACTACTACGCAATTTCCATCAATAGCATTTAATAATATGGCTTTTAATTGGCCAAACGGTTATAGCTTTATACAGTTTGCTAAGACCGCAGCTAACGCTAATTTTACACGCGTACTACCTTATGGCCAAGCCATAGGCGCGGATACAAAGACAAACTCATACGCAACTACTCCGGCCGTAAGAGAGGCCGCGATGATCTTGGCCGTGGACATTTTCCAAGCCCGGCAGGTCAGCCAAACCGGCGGCGTATCCATCGATGGTTTTAGTCCTAGCCCTTACCGTATGGGTAATAGCATGATCGGCAAAATACGAGGACTAATAGCCGGGTATACAAACCCTAATGCGATGGTGGGCTAAATGCCGGCACCTATTACTACTTTACGTGCCTCACTAGCTGCGGCCCTTGCTAATACAAACGTTTGGAGTACGTACAGTTTTCCGCCTGCAACTATCACGGCTAATAGCGTAATCGTTAGCCCGGCAGATCCTTACATCACACCGACCAATAACGACTACGCCAATATTTCGCCGATGGCATCTTTTCGTATTATTTGTACGGTGCCGATGTACGACAACCAAGGCAACCTACAGGGTATCGAGTCCTTGGTTTGCGCCGTATTCCAAAAGTTAGCAGCATCGTCAATCGTTATGAATATCGGGGCCGTAAGTGCGCCTAGCGTTTTAACGGTACAAAGCGGCGATTTACTAACTACCGATATTACTATCTCAATACTAACCGAGTGGAGTTAAGCATGAGCCTAACCGATGAAGATATCGCCTTTCTTATTAAGATAGGGCAGATTACCGAAGCACCAAAAAAAGAAACAAAAACACACACACCTACTACAGAGAAAAGCGAGGAATAGGCGATGGCCGTATTTCTATCCAACGGAGTGGTCGTAACGCTAAATTCGATCGCACTCTCCGACCATGTTACAAGCGCGACAATTAACCGCGTATTCGAGGAGCTGGAAGTCACCGCAATGGGAGATAGCTCAAGAAAATTTACGAAAGGCCTTGAGACTTCTACGATCTCTCTAGACTTTTTGAGCGATACCGCGGCGGCAAACGTAAACGCAACGCTACAAGCTGCATGGGGTACCACCGTACCAATCACCCTAAAGCAAACTAGCGCGACTACCTCAGCTACTAACCCTCAGTACGCTACTACAATCCTAGTAAACAACACTACAGATATTAACGGCGCCGTCGGAGATATCGGTACTCAGAGCATCACGTTTACGTGTAACTCTCCAATCGTAATTACTACCGCACCATAACAAACTAACAAAGGGGCAAAAAATGGCACGACTCAAAATAACAAGGGCTACCGGCGAGGTAAGCGAGCATCAAATCTCGCCGCGAATTGAGTACGCCTTTGAGTTATACGCAAAAAAAGGTTTTCATAAAGCCTTTAGAGATGACGAAAAACAGAGCGACGTTTACTGGCTAGCGTGGGAGTGCCTACGTACTAGCGGCGAAACGGTACCGATGTTTGGGGCAGAGTTTTTAGATACCTTGGCTAAGGTCGAGGTACTAGACGATCTACCTTTAGCTTAGGGCGCGGCACTTTAACCCATTTGGTAGCGCAACTATCAATACGGTTAGGGGTCGCGCCTCAAGCGATACTCGATCTCGATACAGAGATGTTTAAGATGTTAGTAAAAGTATTAAACGAGCAAGCGGAGGAGTCAAAAAATGTCAGTAAAACTAGACGGCGTTAAAGAGACTCTACGCGCGATGCGTAAAATAGATCCCGAGCTACTTAAAGAGATGAATAAAGAGATCAAAGGCATCATGATCCCGATACGCGATAAGGCTCGAGAGTATGCGCCTACCGCTGCTCCGGGTGGCCTTTATAACTGGGACGAGGGTAAGTACACTCGAAAGATTACGGCCCGTAACTCTGCATTTAGGACTTTTAATAATGAGGGACGTTTACGCCGTTTTCCACTTTATCAAGCTGAGGTAGTGCGTAAAGGTATTTATTACACCGCAGCGCCAAGCAAGCGCAATAGATCCGGATGGAGCTCTCAATACATCGTAGCTAATGCCTCTGCTAGTGGATCTATTTATGAAACGGCAGGACGTAAAAACCCCGGTGGAGATCCTAAGAGCCGATCTAATAACCCCGGTGCCGGCGCTCACTTTGTTAGCCGCATGGGTCCGTTATATGGAGACGGTGCAAGCCGTGGACGTTTAATTTTTAGAGCTTGGGCAGAAAATCAAGGTCGTGCTCAAGCTGCCGTAGTACAGGCCATCCAAAATACTATTGCCGCCTTTAACCAAGGCCGTTATCGCAAGGCGGCATAATGGCTAAGTTACCTGATTTATTAGTTAATGCCGTTACTACATTTGACGGTAAAGCTTTATCTAAAGGCCAAAAACAGATCCAAGGCTTTGAGAAAAACGTTAAAAATCTTGCTAAAAGTTTTGGTCTTGCTTTTAGTGCTGCGGCTTTAGCTCAATATGGCAGAAATGCCGTAAAGGCTTTTGCAGCCTCAGAGCTTGAGGTAGCACAATTAACTACCTCAGTACGTAATTTAGGTTTAGCTTTTGCTACACCTGAGATTAATCAGTACATAGACAAGCTTGAGGCCGCGACCGGTGTAAATCGAGATCAATTGCAGCCGGCCATGATTAAACTTTTACAGGTAACGGGCTCAGTATCAAAGAGCCAAGAGATCCTAA